GTCGTAGTAGGCGTCTTCGGTGAGTACCGCCGCCAGGTCCCGCACCGACCGTTCGGGGCGTTCCTGATCCTCGGAGAGGGTGGGGTGGTCGAGGTACATGGGCAGGCCGGCGTGGAACAGGCGCTTGCGTGCGGCTTCGGCCAGCAGTTCGGGACTGTAGTAGCCGGAGCTGCCCCAGCCGGCGGAGATGAGCAGCACCAGTTGGTGTCCGCCCGCGCCGGTCGCACCGGTGTTGGCGTGGGTGGTCGTTTCGGCCAGGCTCACGGCGGCGGTGGGTGCGTCCACGGTCGCGGTAGCCGACTCGCGTAGCGCAACCCGGAAAGCGTTGTCGGAGTAGCCGCGGCCCGTGCCGACAACTGCCGGCCGGGCGTCGCGCCTACGGTGGCGTCTTGTCATCGGACTGGTACCTCCGTCAGGTGGTTCGTTGGGCGGCGATGCGCTGCAAATCGCGCACTGTGCGCGGGATGTGGGAGTCCCGCCATCCGGTGTTGGTGCGGCGCACCACAAGGTCGTCCCAGCCGATTCGGCCGGATTTGAGCAGCGCCAACCGGCCGGGGCCCATGACGGCGAGCTGCTGGGCGGCCGACATCTGGGCGAACCGTTCCGGGCCGGTAGGTGGCAGCCGGTCGGGTTCGGGTTGGATGTGTCCGAGGGCTGGCCACGGTTTCAGCAGCGGCATACGCGCGCACCGGCAACCCGGATGGCCGAGCGGCCCCGGCTCGTCGAGGGGATGGCGGGTGCCGTGCATCGCCCAGCAGGCAGGGCAGGAACGCACATCGCAGGCGCACCACCACAACCAGCCGTCGAGCACGTCGGTGTTGGCGTCGTGCACCCGCGCGGCGGTGTGCCGCCACGCGTCGATGTGTTCGGTGCGGGCAATGTTGACGGCCCGCGCCAGGCCGCCGTGGAATGCCCGGTCGGCGGCGGCGACCATGCGGGCCGCCACACTGTTCGGGGTGCCGTCGGATGCGGTGCGGACAACAAGTGATCTGCGTACCGCTGTTGCTGTTTCTGCCGCCAACGACCACAGCAGCATCCGCACCTGCTCGCCGGTGTCAGCGGTCACCGCATCGGCTGCTTCCGCCGGGATGCTCGCCGCCCACCGTGCCGCGGCTGCCGCCCGCTCCGCCGCCGGTAGCTGCGCGGCCATCACCGCCGGTTCACCGGCGAGCGCGTCCACCACCACCCGTGCTGTGCCCGCGGCGATCAGACCGGCAGCGGCGATCACCACACCGTTGAGTGCCTGCTGGGTGGCGAGCAGCGCCGCCGTCAACGCCACCATGCGCGTGTGCTGCCACACCTGCGGTGGGGAGCCGGTGGCGGCAACGTGCTCGGCGTACTCTGCCTCAGCTTGCTGCCACGCGTCGGCGAGGCTGTCCCATTCGGCCAGCCACAACTCGGTCAACGCCCGCACCGTGTCATCGGTGTGGGCGCCGACCCGGTCAGCGAGGGCGCGTTGTTCCCGCAAGGCGGAGGGGGTGACGGACATCCGCCACCCCCTCGGTCACCGGTTGCGTTTGTCGCCGGGCCACACGCCGGTGGCCTGCTTGTGGTACACCGCGCACAGGCCCTTCGGGTCGGCGACGTGCTTCCCCAACTGGCGGACGCAACGGCTGAAGTCGCCGCCGGTGTTCCAGCGGATCTTCAACGCGCCTTTGCCGTGCAGCCAGTATTTGCGCAGGTTCCGGTCGGACATGGCCTCACGCAGGTCGAGGAGCACGTTCGGCACGGTCAGGCCGGCGTCCTCTTCCAACCCGCCGCCGTCGCCGTCGTCGAGGTCGCCGTCGGTGTCGGTGTCGGGTTCGCAACCGCAGTCGGCGTTCTCATCCCAACCATCCGGGCGCATCGACCCCACACCCGACAACGCAGGATCCGCGCCGGCACGACCGTACGAGGCAGGACCATCCACCTCACCCGGGCCGCGAGGCCACACAAACCCGCCGTCGTCATCCAACATCGGCTGCACAATGCCATCCACATCACGCACCCCGAGAGCAGTCAACAGCAGACGCAACACCAACTCCGGCGGCACAGTGCCCGTCTCCGAAGCGGCCTTGATCGCCGCAACCACCTTCACCGGGTCCGTGTCATCCAAGTCAGGCCACGACACGTCAATCACATCCGACGTGTCACCGGCCAAACGCACCACCTCACGGCCGGTCACCGGATCCCGCTTCACCGTGCCCTGCAACCCGCCATGCGGGGCCCGCACCTGCTCGGCGATCACATACCGCAACACCCGCAGCATCACCTGCGACCACAGCTCACGCCGCTGACCCATCGCCAACTCGGTCGGCTGATCCAGGGTTTCCGCCGTCGCTCGGGCGCCCGTCTGCCCCGGATCGGACAGCAGCATCGTCACCGGCACATCCAACGCCGAAGACACCATCATCGCCAACGGCCGACCCGACTCGGCATCAATGGTGGCACCCGACTTGGGGATGGCCTCCAACTGCTGCTCGATCGGCGTCAACGCGACCCCGCCCACATCCTGCGGGCTGCCCGCAGAATCCACGGGCGGCGGCGCGGCAAGCCTCGCTTTCGCCTGGCCCCGCTGCGAACCCTTCGCCGTCAAACGCCACGCGAACCGGGCCAGCGACTTCATCAACGTCGCCCAGTTCTCCAGGAACTCCTTGTACGCCCTAGCCCAGTTCACCGCCGCATAGGCGTCCGGGATGCCCCGCTGCCAGCCCTCAGGCCGGTTCACGTCCACATGCAAGATCGGGGCGTGCCAGTCCACATCCAGGCCGGCGTACCGCTTCGGGCGCATCACCGGCCGGTAATCCACGGCCGGATACAACTGCTCCCGCTGCCGGGGCTCCTGCACCCCATGCTCGTCGTACGACACCTCAGTCCACGTGCGGCGGTAAAACCACGGCTCCGACCGGTCCTCCGGGTTGCAGATGATGTCCGAAATTTCGTCGGCCACAATCACCCGCGCCTGCACCCACCCCGACCGGGGCCGGGTGAACAGCACCACAAAAAACTCGCCGTCCGTGCCCAGGGCGTGTTCCAGCCGGTCCCGGGCCGACGCCCCCGTGAACGCCCGCGCGTTCGCGTCATCCCGCAAGAACGCCGACACCACGGCTTGCACATCCTGCTCGCCGTCACGCTGACCGTTCGCGCGGGCGGTGATCTCCACACCCTGACCCCACACGTACGCCGACCGCAAATTCAGGCCACGCCGGATCAGCGGGTTAGCGATCGCCATCAGCCGGCACACGGCACGCATCTGCCGCATGCCCTCACCGGTGAACTCCTGCTGGGTGACCGCGGTGAACCGCTGCCAGCCCGGATCGCCGAGCAGCGCCCGCTCCAAGTCGCCAACCGACTCCTGCAACGGCGCCGCATCAATCATGCGCCGCTCCGCCAGTTCCGCGTTGTTACGGGCCTCAGCGAGCTGACGCACCAACACAGCGTCTACGGCGGGAACACGACGACGGCCACGGGAGCGACCCATAAGGCACCCCCTCAGTCAGTACAGCGAAATGGAGCCCTCAACATCGTCGGGGTCTTCGTCCTCAACGATCTCGTCCACACCGAACAGCGGATTCAACAACAACCGGTTCAGCGCCTGCGACATCGCATCCACCCGGTCATCGTGGGCGGCACGCGGGAACGTCACCGCCTCCTCGATCAGGTCTTCCACCCACGGGGCGATCTCCGGCGCAGGCAACTTCACGTTCCCCGCCTCCACGAACGGTGACACCGCCGCCGCCCGCGCGGTCTTACTTCCATCCGGTTCCACCGGCACCAAACCCGGCACCGACCGGCGCAGCATGTTCACCACCGCCGTGCCGTTGGCCTTGTCCTCCACCAACTTCAACGTCGACTGCGGCCACCGGGCCGCCAACATGCGCACCTTCAACAAGGTGTCAACAAACGACAACCGCTCATGCACCTGATCCAACAGGAACGCCTCAGCACCACGACGCCCCCACACCTGACCACACACAAAGTCGGTGCCCTCAGTGTCCTTGAACGTCATGTCCCACGACGTGACAATCTCGTCGAACGCGTGAGCCACCCTCACCCCATCGGCGCGTTCCACCCACTGCTGCTGGTCGTAGAACTGCCACCACTCGCGCTGGAAAATGTTGCCCTCAGCCGGCGACGGACGCCCCTGGAACAGGGCGTTCCACGACCTGGCCCCCGCCTCACGTTTCCGCTGCTCCCAGTCGACGGAGGTACGGCCACGCGCCGACAGCATGTACTCGCCCGGCTGCCGACCCAACGGGTCCGTCTCACCCTTGTTCGGGTCGTGGTCGGCCTGCGCGGGAATGTTCAACACCCGCCAGTCGACCCCGTCGTCACGCTTCTGCAACCAACCCGACAGGTCGTCGTCCCGCCACCGAGTTTGAATGATCACCACGGCGACGTTGTTACCGAGACGAGGAATCGCCACCTCAGTCCAAAACTCCTGGATGGTCTCCTGCCACGCCCTAGAGTCGGCCTGCTCACTGTTCTTGTACGGATCATCGATGATGAGCAGGTCAACAGGGCGGCCCGTCAAACCACCGGTGATGCCCACACAGTAGATGCCGCCCTGGTAGCCCAGCAGTTCCCACTCGTCGGCCGCCGACGACGCCGGATTCACCGTCAGGTTGAGGCGGGCCCCGTGCTCGGCGATGTCGTCACGAATGTTGCGACCCCACCTGCGCGCCAGGCCGTGCGAGTTCGACACGATCGCAATCCGCAGATTCGGGTTGCGAACCAACATCCACAGAGGGAACCGCCGCGAGGTGCGCTGCGACTTACCTTCCTGCGGCGGCATGGCAATCATCAACCGCTTACAGCGGCCCTCCGCCACATCGACCAACGCGTCATCGATGCGGTTGAGCGCCGGCGTTTGGACCGTCTTCGGGTCCAGGGCCACCGCCATCTCACCCGGCGACGACCACGGGCAATCCCGCGCCGGCTCAGGCTCAAAGAACCGAGCTGCGGCCTCGAAAGGGTCGGTGGTAGGGCCGACTAGCGATTGGCTCATCTGCCCTGCCGCCTCCCGTCGTAACCTAGGACAGCCAAGACCAGTTCTGCCCGTTGAGGACGCAAGTTACTGTGCCCTTGGCGACACCGAACTCCGCTGCAAGGGCAAGATGAGTGATTCCGCCAGCCGCATACCTGCGGCGAATCTCCCTCACCTGGTCGGCCGTCAACTTTGCGCGGGGGTTTCGCTCGCCGTGGTTGTCCGCTGAGCGCCCCGCCTCGACCATGTCAGCCATGTTGCGCCGGTGGTCGCCGAGATAGAGGTGGCGAAGGCTGATGCAACCTTCATCGCCTCGGTGGCAGGTGTGAAGAACGTGATAGGCGCCTGGATCGCCGTGCGCAAGAATCCAAGCCGCACGAGAAGCGAGCATGA